TTTTTTACCAATAGTATTTTGCATAAAACGTTCTAAATCTTTTTCTAAAAGTTCATTCTTATGTTCGTTAAATGCTAGTACCTGGTCTCTGTCCATACGTTCTACCCAATAGTTTACAGCTATAGATAATGCGTCTAGTTGGTCATCATGCCTTAGAGAACCTTTATCTTTAGTTATTCTAGTCATTTGTTTAAACAATTGGTGGTCTAATTCGTACTTAAAGTCATTCTTAATTAACTCTTGGCTAACCACTAGTCTATGTTGGTTCATAACAGGCTCTAGAGTGTCTATAATACGTAATTCTTTCTGTTTTGAGTGTCTTACCTCTTCAATTGTACATGGGTGTATACGTGCCATTATAGGCTTTAGCAAGGCTGTTGCCATACCATCACCAAAGTTAGACTCAATAACAACGTAATTAACATTGTGTTGTTTTGCTATATTACTTAGCTGCTCTAACGTACTGTCACTATAACCACCGTCTAATCCACCACAAGCTGTCAAATATAATATTCCATGTAACATTTTAACAACTGAGTAACCAGTTTTGTCTGCTCCACGACCTGCAGGGTCAATTGACATAACTGAACCTTCAAATGGTGCATAAGTTTCAGACATATACATTGGTGCTACGTAATAATCACCTTTAAGTCCAACATTAGGCAGCTCACTGTCAATATTTTTGATTTGGTCAACAGAAGAAGCCCATTGTATCTTTGTAGGCGCTTCTTTCCACGTATCTAAGCCAGATACTACAATTAAGTCGTTTAGTTTTAATGGATATTTCTCTAAATCACTTAATGTTGTGTCTAACATAAACTGTAATGCAAAACCACTACGTCCATAAGACGCTTGACGTTCCATTAAATCTACTTCATCAAATCTTTGTGGGTCTGTAGGCTTACCTACTAATTTTTTATTTTCTTTAACAGCGTCAGCAACTATTGGTGCTAGTTTATGTCCTAAACTAACTTGTTGTGTCTGTGTAGGATATAAAGCCGTCCATACTCTTGTTTCAAATCCTCGTTCTTCCAAGTCATTGTACAAACTCATTTCAGTTTGTGGTGTACCTAGGAAAACAATACGTCCTACTTCAGGTTTAATGATTGCGTCAAATTCTTTAACGGTTTCACCTAGCCTGTCCCTCATTAATTGTGTTTGAGAGTTATTAGCTGACTCTACGTCATCTGCAATAATTAAATCAGCACGTGAACCAGTCAATTGCGATGTAACACCTAAAGATTTAACTGAAGGTGCGTGTGACGCTCTAGCCGGTGCAACATCAAAAGAAACTTTAGAATGACGTTGGTCATCCCTAGGTTTTAAATGATGTAACAATGGCATTTCACTAATTAGTCTTTGTGTAAATGTAGAAAAGTCATCTGCTCTGTTTTTACTTGCAGATACTACTAGAATGTTTCTTTGTGGGTTTAATAAAAGTTGGTGACATACAAAAGCTGATGTAATCCAAGATTTACCAACACCCCTAAAAGCTTCTATAACTATACGTTTAGACCCATTTTGCAGATAATCTGCTATGTCATACTGTATAGGCGTAGGATTAGGTAAATTTAAATGTTCCCAAGCAAGATATAAAAAGTTTTTAAAATTCTTAACACTAGGTTCTATTGTTTTTGTTTTTTTACTCATAATTAAACCAATTGTAACAAGCGTAGAGTGATAATAGTAAATACATACACTCCATTAAAGTTCTAGGTTTGTCCTGGTCCTTAAAAGATATAAATATCCAAATAGAACACGAAACTGCACCTATCAGCCAACCTATCCATTGAACTTTCACGACAGTGGATGACAATATGCTTACTGATAATGCGGCTAATAGAAATCCAATCCAACGAATGTTAGCTTTCGTCAAATGGTAAACTGTCTGTGATACTTGTTTGAGGTTGTTCATCTACTTCTACTCCATATGTTTTGCAAGTATCTAAACAAACTTTTAATTCACTAGCTGTAAGTTTTTCACCACTAGTCAACATCTCATAAGCTTTGTCTACTAAAAGTTTAGGTAGAACTTTTGTTTTGGCTTCAAACGAATTAGGTTTGTCTGACATAACTATAGTGCCAATAATATTGCTGACCAAACAACAAAAGCAATTACTAACTTTTTGTTATCTGCAATAAATATTTTTACTTTGTTTTTATAAAATCTAGGTGTTTCACCAAATATCATCATTTACTACTCCTTAATTATATTTTCGATGTGTTTATACCCTTGTGAATCTACAGAAATTTCTGCTTTAACTTTTCCACATTTGTATTGAATGTTGTTAGACCCATTGTTTCTTTCAGCAGTTCTTTTGCCTTCTAAACAATCGGACATTTTATTTTTTACTCGATGTTCAACTAATTCACCTTGAATAAACATACACAATGCAACTACTACTTCTATCATTGACTACCGTTTGTATATTTCATTTCTCTGTTAGCATCTTTTAATTTTTCAATATCATTTAGTGCTTTAGTTAATTGTTCATCTATAAATTCTATTTTAATTTTATTACTCATGTTCATCTCCTGATTTTTTTCTAATTTTTCTACTTGAGAAAATAACTCTTCGATAAGCATGAAAATTTCTAAATTTTTTGGAGTTTGATCTGCTTTCTTTAATAGATCTGCTTC